GATTTGTAGTTCCTATACCAACGTCAACCGATGTTGATAATCCTGCTGATGTTATACTCCATGCTGCCTGTGCTAATCCTGATAATTCACTACCATCACCTTTAAATTTAGTAGCAGTTACAACTCCAGCAACCCATGCATCTGATGCGGTTATAAATCCAACCGTCGAAATACCACCAACATATACATCTTCACTTACCCACAAATCAGTAGTAGTTACTATCCCAGTAACTTTAGCAGTTCCTCTAACATCTAATAGTTCAGTCGGAACGGACGTTCCTATACCGACTAAACCATTTGGATTTACTATAAAGTTATCATTGTCAACCTGTACGCCATTACGAAAATTAAATGACTTTCTATAATTTGCCATCTTATGACTTTTTAGTTATTTATCTGATAATTTTTGTTCAAGAATTTCAACCTTAGTTGAAAGTTCTTTAACTGCTTCAATTAGAAGTGCGGTAAGTTTATCATATCTAACAGCATGAATACCATCTTCTCTAACATCAGTTAAACCAGGAAGTCCAAGTGCTTCAATTTCTTGTGCAACCACACCAGTATCTGCTTTTCCTTCCCACTTAGATGTCTCATTCCAATTAAATGTATTACCACTAATTGAAAGAACCTTAGCAAGAGGATTCTCAATAGGTGTAATATTATCTTTCAATCTCTTGTCAGATGAATAGTAAGCAATAATATCACTAGTAACACGTAATTCACCAGTGACCTTAGCACCATCTCTTTGAACTCTGAATCTTTCAGTAACATCTCCATCTGCTGGCAAAGAACCAGAAGTTGGTGTGTAAAACACTAAGTCACCATCTTGAGATCCAGATCCACCACCTGAAGCATCCATTTGGATTCTGGCATCATGATCACTGTCACCAGCTCTTATAAAATCAATAAATGGTCCTGCGTTTACGTTTCCATCCTCTCTATAATCAATAGATTTTTTAATTTCAATACCACCAGGATTAAGAAAAGTTTGCTGAGTGGCTATTGCAGATTCAACATTTAACTGTTCAACAGTTGTTAAACCATTTACCTTTAAAGTAGTAGAAGTTAATTCTCCTGTTACTGTTACTCCGACATTAGTGGTTTCTAATCTTTTTGTTCCATCTTCATATAAATCAATTGAACCACCAGGAGTTGCTTTAAGCATTACCTCAGTATCAGTACCACCACCACCAGGTTGCTTTATTGCCCTCATCTCGATTGCACTAGAAGCTGATTGTAATACTATTCCACCAGTACCATTATCCCATATTATACTTTCAGTTCCATTATGAAATATTCTTAAATCATCACCATTACCAAATGTTATTTCACCATTATCACGAAGTTTAATATCTGAATTATCACCAATATTAACCGTTCCTCCAATACCAATTCCACCAGCAACTACAAGAGCACCAGTAGTTGAAGATTCTGAATGAGTTTCATCATTAATTTTAACTTGAGAATCGAAAATAGCCTTATCTTTAGCAAAAATCTGATTATTAAATTTAACTGGACCATCGAATTCTGAAAGAAGTTGTTTTGAATCTCCACCTTCTACCATAAGACGTTCTTTAATAATAACTTCATCAAATACTACACTTAATCTAGCAGGATCTTCACCAGTAATTGTTGGAATAGGTGTATCAAAAGTAGTTTCTTCTCCAGTTAAAGCAGATTTCTTTTGATTACCAATATAGAAATCACCCTTACTATTCATACCAGTATAAACTACTGCACCAGCATCTTTTTCCTGTGCTTGTGATAGATATTCTTCATTTTCAGTTAAAGTTCTATCTTGAACTTGTGGAAGACCTGTTGAATAGTTACCTGGACCATATCCAAGATATTCAAATGTATGTCCAGAAGCACGTAGAATAGAAGGTCTACGGAACTCAATAGATAATGGATTTACTTTATAAGCAAAAGATCCAGCATCATGATCTTGTATTCCAGTACCTAATGCACCACGCAATACCGTCAATCTATTATTTCCAGCACCACTTAAAGTATTGGTGGAAATTCTCATTATTTCAGTATCAATTTGAATATAGGAACCTAAAGGTAATCTCTTTTCAGTTCCAATACCCAAATTAGGAGAACTTATCTGAATGGTAGTATCATCTGTTGGATCAGGGAATCCTTCAAAGGTAAATACCTCATTATCATACAATTTAACTCCGCTTACCGCAGCATCTACTTCAGATTTATCAGAAGCATTATTATTAGCAGATAAACCATGTGGAAGAAGATACCCCAATTCGGACCACGTGAGTTTAGTACCAACAGTGAATGTATTAACACCTACTCTTGATTTAACTATAAAATCTCCTACTCTATTATGACCACTGTTATCAATTACAGCAAATTTATCTCCAGCCGAGAATCCATGAGCATAAGGACATACAATCGTAGTAGTATTAGTAGCGGCATCATATGAACCAGCAGAAGTAATAATACCAACGGGACCAGTAGGAATAACATATTGTCCAGATATACTGAATGGATCTCCTGCCGTTTTTGCTATGGCAATTTGATTTTTAGAAGGAACAGAAAGTATTCTATAATAACCAGTAGTCGTTGTTCCAATACCAGTAACCTGAATTGCAGCACCATGAATAGCAGTTCCTCCACCCTTAGGTATAATAGATCCAGTTAATCCATCACTTCTAAGTGTTATTGTAGCATTGGCACTTCCACCAATAACATCATTATCAAGATATAATACATCACCATGACTATATCCAGAACCAGGAGATTCAATATCTACACTAACAACTGCTCCACCAGATATACCAACAGTAGCAGTAGCACCATTCCAACTTGATAATCCAACTTCATTAAAGAGTTTTACATTATAGAAAGTTCCATTTGTATGTCCTGAACCACCTGCAATAGCAGCATAAGTTGCAATACCAGATAATCCGTGCTCTCTTGTAAATGTAATAGTTGCTATACCTGCGACTACACTTAAATCAGTCTCATTTGCTATAACAAACTTATTATTAAACTTTGTAATTAAAGTATCAACAGATTTTTTTGTAATACTCTTTTTAAGATCACTAGTAGCAACTTCTCCAAGAGGAGATCTTAGTGCAAAAGATTCTGCTGACTCTGGGTTTTCGTTAATATTATCTCTATCTAATTGAGGATATAAATTAACAACATCCTGACTATACCTATAATCTGTAAATTCTGTTGTAATACCTACATCAGCACCTAAAACATAAAGATGATAGATTCCACTTTGCTGTCCCTCAATATATCTCTGTACTGTTTCATTTCTATAAACATAAAGATTTGATTTTAAATCATTTCTTTCAAATCTTGGTAAGTCAGTATTTCTCGTATCAAGATCATTAGTTAATGAAGATCCAAGTGTTTTAGTAGTTTCATATGTGAACTGCATATCACTACTAACTGCCTTAACAGTATGAGTTCCATTATAACCACTAGTAGCAGATCCAACTGGGTTAGTTGAGTCTTTTACATTCTTAACAATAATTTGATCTCCAACATTCAAATTATGTGGTAAATCTGAAGTAACACTTACTGTAGAGTTGGGAGATCCAGCTGTGAATGAACAAGTACTAATAAATCTTGTATTTCTATCATACAAATAATCAGTATCTGTTATAGAAGCAAGATTAAAATCACTATCAGTTCTAACACCAGTGGTACTAGATTCTTGAAGAACAAATCCATTTTCTGGATCCTTAGAACCAGATAATTCTTTAGGAATTACAACTCTAACTTTATAAATTTTCTCATCTAAACTTCTAGGATCTGCATTTCTTTTTATATAAGATGGCTCTGTATATGCATCTAAACCAATCGCAGTTTGAACACCAATTGCGTTTAAAGCAGTATAAATCTGATTATCAGTAAATGCAGTAATATACCACTGTTTAATGTGATCATGATCATCAAATTGTACTGGATGTCCTATATCTCCAGCAACTTTATCAGTTACTCTACTTACAATCTTAAGTTGAGATCCACCATAAACAGTAATATCACCTCTATTAATGTTAGCATAATTATCTGCATCTGTTTTAGAAGCAGCTAATCTTATATGATTATTATCTCCATCATCAATAACATAATAAACAGTATCTGTTTGAATATTTTCTGGATAATCAGCATTATCACTTACTACAACAACTTTTTCACCTGTTGATAGACTATGAGCATTTAGAGCAAATCTATTTCCTGTTGGTCCTGATATAACTGGATATTCTTTAAAACCAGTAAATCCTGTATGAGTTGTAACACCAGTAGTACTATTACTAGTAGTCATTACGATCTGTGCTTCTTTTACACCATATCCACTGACAGCACTGAAATCTACATGTAATATATCTTCAAATTTTGCACCTACTCTATATCCTTGTGTAAGAACTGGTGGGACAATATCAGAATCTGTATATCCATAGAGATATAATCTCTGAGGATTAGAAACAGTAGTAGTTACACCAACATCTACAGATATCCAATCAAGATTTTCTTCATCAGAACTAATTGTTTTTGGTGCAATTATACTGGTTATAAATGCTCTATCATCTTTTGTAAATGCTTCCTTCTTAAATCCTGTAGAAACTAAAGATAATTGTCCAAAGTTAGAGTTAGAGTTTGTAATAGATGCATCACCACCACTCTCTGCAGTGAAATGTTTATTATATCCAATCGCAAATACAGAAACTATCTGAAGAATAGCATCATTAGTGATTCTAATATGAGCAGTCTCCCATCCTTGTCTATAGATTGCTCCAGAATCTAAATGATAAACTGTTTCCGAATTAGTTGAGGATGAATTCTTAGCAAGAGTTGATCCAACAACTTTAGTTGCATCAAGTGTGAGGTATTTTCTAGAAGAAGCATCATATTTTGCAAATGCACGATCATCTTTTTGTAGTGATATACCCGTAAACTGGGCAACAACCATTGATTTGAATCCATCTGCCTTTGATCCATCAGCCCACATTCCATTCATACCATAAACTGAACGTAGAGAACAGTTAAAGATATATGGTGATGCACCAGATACAGTATCAGTTTCAATAGTTACTGTTGCTTTTCCACCACCACTAGTTAAAGGTGGTTTTACTACTAAATTACGAGAATATCCCTCAAGTAAGTATGTAAATCTCTTCGTATCTGTACCACTTTCACCACCAATAGTGTGAACTTTTGTAGAAATATTATATTCATTTACACCAACATTTTCTATTTTAATTGGTGTTCCTACTGTTAAATTATGATCTTCTGTAGTAACGACAGTAATGAGAGCCTCAGGAGTTCCACTACCTTCCTTTCCTGAAAATATGTTTGCAATATTTAATGAATCTGCAGCAAATGCACCAACAATCTCCCATTCTGGTCTTTGCTTTTCAAAACCATCTGGATCTGCAGGAAACTTAGTATCAATATCTCTACCAGAAGCAACATTATATGCATTAGATAATTTACCATAATACATATCAAGATCAGTCAACTGATAATCAGTGACATTATTGACACCATCAGCATACTCAAAACAAGTTAATTTATGGTGAGAAAATAATGGTTTTACTCTATTAATCTCTGCAAAACTTTGATGATCAGTATATACTAATCCATTTTCATTTCCATCAAATATAGAAAACTGCCAGAAGTAACATCCACCAGTTATTCTGAATATAGCAGAATTTGGAACACCAGTATCTGTGGGATTAGGAACATATTTTGGAGTTATTTTAGTCTTTCTTAAATCTAGTCCAACAATAGAAGTACCTCTAGGTACAACAACTCCACCATGAACACTATTAAACTTATAAAGAATATTATCTTCTTGCGTTAAATCAAAATTAGAATCTAAGTTAAGTCCTAATGTATCACTAGCAGCACTCACTCCACCACCAGGAGATACTACTTTAGCTAATCCACCATCATTTTTAAGTGCATATCCAGGTCTATTATCAATAAGATGTTCACCAGGCATCAAAAGAATTGTAGTCTTTTCTACTTCATCATTACTATTTCCTTTAAGATAAGAAAATCTAGCAGATTCAAGAATTGCCCTTTGAAGCGTCTTAAAAGGTTGGGCGAGTGAGTTACCTTGATTACTAATACTATCAGTAGAATCCAAATCGCTTGGACTTACATAAAGAATACGACCCTCAGTATTCTTTATGAAATTATCTAATTTATTCAGAGGCATGGGATTATGACTTCTAAAATTATT